TCGACCTTGACAGGGAGACGGCACGCCAGGGATTCGATCGCTTCAAAAGAGTCGAGCAGAGCGGAAATATCCTCCTCTGTTTTGACATCTCGCTGTTGGATCTGAAACACCTTAGTCTCATACTCAGTAATAACTGCCAGCATCGGCTCCCGATATGGCGCTTTCACACAATTTGCCCACCACTCATGCAGTCCAACCTCCTCTTCGGCCCATTCTTGGGGTAAGGTAAAGGGCACTAATGCCCGATACAATGCCTTACGAATACCGGCAGAGGGGCGGGAAGCCATCAAATGATAAACAAAAGATGTTATTGACGCGATACCGGAAGACGGTACATCAGTCGTCGCTACTGTGGAACGTAACCTGAACCACTCCCATAAATCCTTACGGGACCAAGGAAATGGGCCAGGGCGTGATAAGACTAAGACTGCATCCCGGAGACGCCGAGGCAGACTCACAACCCGGCTGGTTGCCGAGGATGAGGATGCCTTGAAGCCGAATCCTAGACTGCGTCCCACTTGATACAATGAAGGGAACTTTCCAACCCGGGCCCGAAGACTCGTTAAGACTTCGGGGACCCCGTTCACTGAGATCCACGCCACGGCAATCGCCACAAGTGGCAGAGGCGTTACCTCTACTCCTTTGTAGAAAAAGCGTTTCGCGAACTCCAGAGAACGGTTTTTGGAAATTATTGATTTATGGAAACCAATATTCACTCCAAAGTCCTCCATGAGACGAGTGTATTCTAAGGCCACGCCGCGATGAGCAATCACGACGTCGTCCCCTAGGACTGCATATGCCTCAAACCAACCCTCCACGTTCGCTCGCTTGGCAGCGAATTGCACAATAGCATGATGAACCAGTGCCAGCATCGCCCAGGATGAGTAAGCGCCCATGGGTTGCCCCACGGCATACCTGATAAGCCCTCGCTCCCTCCCTGGTACGGTATACCAAGAAGGAATAAACTCTATAGTCCATTTCGGGACTTTAAAGTAACGGGAACTAAGCAGGTGCCGCCAATGATGAGCGAACTCCTGAGTGGTGAAAGCAGCTAACAACGTTTGTTGCAATCCGACAGGTATTCTATCCGTGGCCGCACTTAAGTCGAAACTAAAGCACTCATAGAGGTCATTCCGATCCATGTATGCCAGCAATTTCTTGACTGGTGCCATCTGATCGAAGGTACCATCTTGAGGTATTACCCTCAAAATTTTATCAAAGATGAATCTATGTAATGGGTATAGAAACCATTGAGTCAGACAGTCCACCATGGCCACCACGCGCATCTTTCCAGGCTCCTCTACTAAATGCAACCGGCCGAGCTCCCCCTCGGGAGCCAGTTCCAATGCAGAAGCATCCAACGAGTCTTTCTTCGCAAGCGCGCTAGCAATCCTAGCATCCTCTAATTGAGTTTGGGCTTTCGCCACACGCTTAACGCCTAATCGCCACGCAGGATGGTCCACAAGGTTCCAGCAGCGAGTGAGAGCTACCAGCGTCATAAGGTGCTTCAGATACTCTGGACGTGTCAACCAAGACACAATATCATCCACAACGTTTAACGCTGAAACCGACCCATCTTTGGAGTTTGCCCCAGACTTCAAGAGTGGTATCATGCGAACGACGTATCCCCAGAGCTGCTCAGTGTAACGCTTAGTACCAACACCTGCCACCGTTCTCGTTGCCCCATAAGGGTAATACCGCTTAGCAGCAACGTATTGAACAAATGTAGGGTCGTCTTTATCACGTCTCTGAGGAGGGACAAAGTCAGTCCTAAATCGAGAAGCCCCCTTCTCCAACACCCTATCTCTGAAATGAGTTGTAAATTCATCCCATGATTTCAGGAGTTGAAGTGGGATTTCACGACCAGTGCCAACAACGGATGTAAATGATACTCGACCTTTAAAATCTAAAACCCGATAAAGGGTAAATAAACCTAACCAGAATCGAATACAACCTACATCACCCTGCTTAATACGCAGTCGATGATTACCTACTATTATTCTAGGTAACCCAGAATGAGTACATGAAACAGCAACCCCAGCTAAACGCGGATTATTAAGTGGTTCTCCGGAAACATAACGTAACAGTGTTACGTTAGCGGCCTTGAGGTACATAGCTAACCCACGCTGTCCCTGGGATCGTATCATACGAGCCGCCCACCGCGCGAAAACGAACGTGGCCTTTACCCAACCTGGAGATGTAGCACCCAACATCAGCGGAATCGCCCGAATGAGCAATCCCACCAATGTTTTAGCGGATTTTACTCCACTTTGCCAAATAGACGCGGCAGTCTTCACCTGTAAGGGTGAAAATTGTCTCATTGTGTTTATTTATCTCTTATATATGGATAAGGACCTTACTACACAACCCCACGCCTTAGGGCGAAGCCAAGAGGGTTGTAATCTCTCTCACCATATCTCTATGGAGAATCTTTGATACTATCTCAGATGGTATACCCTGCGACGCAGAATCTATCCTTCGGTTTCCATACACCAGAATTTCTCCCGATGCATGGGCCGCAGGCAGGCTGTTAAGCCAGGGTGTATCCCTGAGGTTGACATTAGCTACATCTCGTAGTCTCGTGTTCCCCTCCTACAGTGATATCATGGATATAGCCCACAGCGCAATGTTTAATTCTAACTACATAGTAATTAACCAAAGGAGGAGATGACCGTCAGTCACTCCCAATATAATGAACTATATGCAATCAAGTCGATGCAGGAATTTTCCGCATTGGGGTAGAATTCCCAAGCATGTGGTATAAGCCATTCGGCTCCAGATATTGGTTTCTGTTACCAAACAGTCTCTACGAGTGCACAGAATGTTGCCTCGCCTTTTCTCGTGCAATTTCTTGCGCGTTCCCTGAGAAGAAATACTCTCTCAGTCTTTCGCCAGAGGGTTGTGCCGTTTTCCCTAACGGGGCCGGTTTTGCTGTTCATCAGCTCCTAGCCGTCGAAGGGTCCTCCTCGAGTTCATGGGTTCTAATCCATGTTCGTTGAGTAGGTCTCGATTATGACACTATGCCCTTTTGAAAGGTTCTCCTATGACTACACCAATGGACTCATCCAAAGGTTCACCATAGGGAGTTTTTAACAGGGTAGAAAAGGTAACAATGCCTTGAGAGCAGCCAAACACCGAGTCTCCAGAATCCTTGGGAGATTCACTCTTGTTTTCTGGATTGAACATATGCCAATCCATAGTATCCGAGTCTCTATAACGTGGACCGATCCACGCTATTGCCTCTTACGAACGCTGAAGATGCTGACATTTTAAGTCAAACGGTGGTTGGCCTAGCGATAGGTCTTCATCACCGCGCCAGGTAAA